ATATTACACAATTAGCTATGTTAGATTATGTTGATCCACAAGCAGCCAATGATATGATGAATAATCTAAAAGGAAACAGTGATGAATTCTCAAATGATAAGGTGGATGACATTATGAAAAGCATGTTAGATGATAAGTCATCTAAAAATCTTATGGAGAAAGCTCTTGAGAATGCTCAAAATACCTGTAATCAGCTTGATAATGCAATGACACAGGAACAACAGGATCAAATGTTTGAGAACTGTGATTCTGGGTCATCTGAGGCTTCTAAAATAAATTCTGATTATATTCAAGTGGTTGCTAAAGAAATTGAAAACATCCAACTATCTCTTAATTCTGTTAAACAGAAGATAAAGAAACTAATGGATAGATCTATTTCTTATTTCTCTGCTAAAGAAGAAACAACATATGAAGATTTGTTTAATGCAGATAATATAGCAGGACTAGATGATTATGTTCTTTTACATCCTAAGCTCAGAAAGGTGATGATTGAAGATGTAACAATTAAAGAAACCAAAAGAGTGGGTAAAGTGGATGTGTATGTAGATATATCTGGTTCTATGTCTTCACATTGTGGTGTAGAAAATAACAATGGTAATCAAATAAGCAAACTTGATTTCTGTAAGTCTTTTGTCTATAAGCTTAAAGAAATGGATCTTCTTAATGATTTGTATACTTTTGAGAACAATGTAAAGCACGTAGATTCTGATGTTATTACAATAGCAATGCTATCAGAACATGGTGGAACAAATATCAATAAAGTTATTGATAAGATAAACCAGAATGGTATTAATGCTATAATAATTACAGATGCAGAAGATAACTGCTTTAAATATTCAGAGAAAGCATTTTTTATAGGTGTGAAAGGCTGTTCATTCCATCATTTCTCTAATGATGTTATACAGCTCTATTCAGAAAAAGATCAAGCCATCATGTTTGATGGTAATAAGATCTTTAAAATAGATGCCGAAGGAAAAGTGGTAAAATAATAAGTGTGTGTAAAACAAGGAAAGGGGGATATTTCTATATTCCCCTTATCTTCCTTGTCCTCTATATTTAGATGTAGCTTTAACCTTAGGTCCTTTAGACTTAGCAGCTTTACCACCCTTACGTCTACCAAAAGATACTTTTCTTAATTCTCCTGATGATTTTACTTTTGCCATTAGTTTTGTTTAACAAATATCTATTCCAATAAATTGACTACCATTATATATTACTTCTAAACACACTGGAGTATCTACTCGATAAACATTATCAGTATCTCCACATACTGTTACACTAACGGCACCTGTAAAAGTAACATTAGTACCAATACCAGAAGGTCCATTTAAAAAGATGTACATTTTATCTCCTGGTTCAAGATTGGGACTAAATCTAGCATCAACAACAATATTAATTGTAAATTCATTTACAAGTAGACCATCAAAAATAACAATAGTTTCTACATGGTTTGGATAGATGTTAACTGTACTTCCACTTGTAGGAACTTCAAAAGTCCATGTCTTTCTAAATTTACTTACAATATCATTTACGTGAGCTAGTCTAGCCACTTCATTGTCTCCAACAGTTTTACCAAGATAAATATCTGGGCTAATGGGTTTTATTTTTTTCAGTGCCATAGTATTAATCTATATAAAGTGATATGCCAAATCCACAATAGTTTGGACTAGCATCAATAGGTTTATTTAAATCTGTAGCTAATTGTGAAGACAGATTAAAGATTATTGTTTGATAATCTCCATCAAGTTTTCCTAGCTCAAATGTTCCCAAAAATGACATTCTAGTATTTAAAATACTAACTAACTGATCTGCTGTAGTTATATCTTCTGTAAGAGGACAATATACATTCATCCAATCAGCTGTATTAGACATACATCCCATTCCTAATTCTATAGCTTTGTAAATACTTGGATTATACACCCAAGGGAGTGACGGCATATATAAACCAGTTTCAAGTATTGTAGTGCTTCCTAATAAATTAGTGGGTACTTCATACCATAAATTTTGTGATCTATCAGGGTAGTTCTTAGTTACTACTAGGCTTCCAGGAGCTAGTATTCCTTTCTTGTTATACCTTACAAAGGCTCTATTTTTTGACATGATAATATATTTTTAATCTTCAAATATTTCAAAAGTAATTATACCACTACTACAAAATGCATTTTTTTGTGCACTTGTCATAGTAAGAGTGACAAGAGTTCCTGATACAACGAATGTACCAATTAATCCAAATGTCATATTTAAAAGTGATTCTAAACTAGAAGAACTAGTTGTATTTTGATTAGTAAATACTTCTTTAACAGTGGTCCCATTACATTTAATTCGTAATGAAACATTATTAAGACTTACATCTCCATTGTCCCATGTAAGGTCAATAGAATCACAACATAAGTCTGCTGGAATTTCATTCCATGTAGATGGTCCACTAGGGAATGACCCACTAGTAAGGATCAAACTACCAGGTACAATTTTGCCTTGCTTACTGTACCTTACAAATGCTCTTTTTTTCATTGTTTATAAATATTAAAGGTTAAAACTTAATTGTAGAAATCCTCTACCACAACAGCTGTCATCACTATATATACCTATAGAAAACCATTCACCTGGATTAACTGTAATATTCCATGTACCATTAGCTGGAGTTCCAGAAACTCTAACTGTTAAATCACTAGGAATACCTGTAGGTTCTGCAACAGAAGTCCAATATACAGGCCAATCTACATTTGGAGGATTAGAAATACCACTATCATCATGAGATGCCCATTTATAATCTATAGAAAATTCAGCTCCTAGTGGAAAATATCTTTTTAAATAAACCCATCCATCATTAACATCATCATCAGGACCAATAACTGTAAAAAGATTTGATGAATTAACATTACCAAGTATTATACCATCTCCAGCTTCACCAGTTGTAACTACTTTCCATGGTAAAAATTTATTAGCTTCTTGAAATAAATCTACATCTACTTCTTTCCATAAAGAAGTTTTATTTGGATAACCACCTTGAGTGGTAATTATGAGGCTACCAGGAACAAGTTGTCCTTTCTTAGTATATCTTGCAAATGCTCTTTTCTTCATAAGTTATATTTGTTTACTATCCATTATAGTTTTATTATCATCTCTGATTATAATAGTGTATCCAGATTTCTTTAAGTCATCAAACTTATAGAAGTTATTACCCAATGCAAATCTTGCACTCTTTCTTCTTACAAGTCTGTCTTTATCATCATATATAAGGATAGATCCATTAAAATCTTTTCCATTAACAACCTCTATTACAAGCTTGTCATCTTGAGAAGAAGCTTCTATATTCATTACAGGTTTTAAGTCTTTTGTATTTTTAACTCCTGCCACTACAGTGAAAGGATTACCCCATCTTGGGTCTGTAAGAATAGTGGAATCTGTCATAGTGAGAAGGAAAGCTTTTAGAGCAGCCTTTTCTCTTGTTGAATAATGTATCACTTGTACAGGTGATGTATCTACAACTGCTTGAGAGACGTTATCTTTACCCTTAACCCCTTCATTAATAGGAGCTTGAGGATCTATCTTTCTTAAGAATCCAGATAGAGTGTTATAATCACTATTCTTTACACTATCTGAATAGAAATTTATCACCTCATCAAGTGTTTTATATCTACCGTCATGCATGTAAGGAGCTGTAACAGCTATATTGATAAGACTAGGAACAGCCATACGTCCTATAAACCCTATACTATTAGTTGTACCTCTTTCAGCATCAAAGTCATTTACATTATTAGGATCAGGTATATTACCACCTCTTCTGTTAAACCAATACTTCCAACCTCCAAGTCCTGAATCTTTACCATTGTAGTCATTAAATGCATTCACTCTGTTTGCAAATGTATAAGCTCCATTCTGAGCTAACCATACAGAATTTCTGTAAGGAACTCTACCCCCATCTGTAGTGGCAAATATGCTACCATCTAGTCCATTATTTTGGGCTCCCTGATTAACAAAAATATTACGTGTGTGACAAGCTTGACAGTTACCACGATTTACATCCATAAAAAGATTTCTACCAAGAAGCTCCTGCTGATTAAGTCCACGAAGATTTTCTACAGAAGGATTACCAGTGTTAGTGTTCATAGCTCTTCTCCATTTAGAATCAAATGTGTTCATTGTTCTAACAAACTGAGCTAAAGCCATTACAATTCTCTGACTATCTATAAGTGTAGATCCAAAAGCTTTTTGGAATAATATAGGATAGAAAGATTTGGCATTCATTCTATTTTTAATAGTATCCCACCTAGCTACAGTGCTAGGTTGAACTTGAAGTGTAACAGGATTTAGTGACATACCCATCTCTACAGGATCATGCATTGGTCTCCAAACTTGATCTTCTATAGATGCAGCTCTCATATCCCAATACATACTGATTGCTTTATGAAATCTAATATGATTTAGATTCATACTGTTTCTACCAGTTCTTGGACCAGTGGGTCCCTGCCATCCATAACTAAGTCTAGCAGTGTCTGTAAAACTAAACTTTTGTTTATGACAATCTCCACAAGCTATACTGTGGTTTACTGATAAGTCTCTATCATAGAATATCACTCTACCTAATGTTGCACCAGCATTAGTGGTGAAGTTTCTTTGACCATTAAGTCCTATAGAATATGGTTCATTATCCATATTTCTAAGAGTGTCAGCTGCTGTACCTGGAGCCAAAGAGTCTGTAGTAACATCTATATCTCTTGGCATATTAGGAAACGTAGGAGAAAGAGCATAAGTGTACGGAGTTCCTGCTGCACTAGGATTAAAGTTCAAACTATTGTAGTTATATGTAATCTCTACAAGAGCCATAGAACCTATTGCAACAACTGAAAGAATAATAAGAAATAAATACTTCTTCATATATTTTATATTTGTTTTAATTGAAAGTGCATACCTGATTTAAAAGTACCATTTAAATTTCTTAATCTTAAACTAATTTTCTCAGATGGTGTTAATCTATTATCAAAAATATCAATATCTTGTAACACTAATCCTTTACAACTGTATTGTTTTTGTTGAATAGTTCTTCTTATATCAGAAGGATTTGCTAATAAGTCTCTAGAACAATCTTTTATAGATTCCCAAACTTTGTAAAAATCTCCTTCTAAAGTAAATCCATACACTTTTCTTTTATGTTTGTTATGTGCTTTACTTTGTTTTTCTCTAGTTTCTTTTGTTCCTATTCCACCTTCTCCACCATACATAAGATTATAACCTTTAGAATCTTTTGTAGAATCATAGAAAGTAATCCAATACTTTTCTCTTTCATCTAAAATTGTGTTATCACATTCTTCTAAAATATCAAACATAAAAGCATTTTTTCCATATTTACTGTAAGAAAACTGAAGATGTTTATTTACATGTTTTCCTGCTTTTAGTTTTCTTAAATGTTCTTTTTGTCTAGTAATAAAACAACTAGCTTTACCAATGTAAATTTTATTATTTACTATGTTTTTTATGGTGTATATACAACTCATATCTTAGCTAATTCAAAATGCATACCATCGGGTTTTTTCCAATTTCCGCCCCAGTTGAACCCCGCATCTGTAAAACATTTTACAAACCCTTTAGAGAACTTAGGGCTGCATCCAAAGCAGTTATCATAAGCATTAACATCAACAGCAACACCCCAGCTATGAAGAGACATAGTGGAACCACCACGCTTCTTACGAATATTGAAACAACCATCCCAAGTTTTAAGTTCTTTAACATATCCTGTTGTTATTAGTGCTTTAAAAGCTTTAGATAATGGTGCTACTAAATCTTTATTACAGTATAGTTTTTTAGGAATAACTCCTATTTCTAGTTCTTTAGGTACATCCCACATAACCATGTGTCCATCAGTTCTGTATGGATCACCGTATTTTTTAAGACATTGTGCAGATGTAAGCATAGTTATTAATTATAAACTCTAATTTCTATTGATGTATTATTTAACAAACTATCAGTTAATGATGTTGTATTAATGTCATAAGTTGTTATATAAACTTGACTAACATTATTATAATCAATTGAATACAAAACACCTTCATAAACCGCATCGCTATTTGTTATATTTAGCCAAGTTTTATTGCTTGTAAAAGCATCTGTTAATGTACCAATATAAACACCATTTGAATCAAATGTCCAAACTATTTCTCCATCAAATGTATTTTCTAATATAATAGCAGTTGGGTCATTTATTCCAGTCTGTGTTAATAATGCAGTATATACTTTATAAGGTCTACTATCCACCACATTACTATTAATCTGATCTACTAGATTATTAAGATGAGCAAGTCTAGCTAATTCTGTATCTCCTTTTATTTTATTAATATAAGGATCAGGGCTGAGAGCTTTGTATTTTTTAAGTGACATTATATTTATTTTAATATATATAATAATACACCTAGTCCTACAATAGTTCCAGCACCAAGGAAACTAAAAAGTCTAGATTTAACCTTAAGCATTTTATACTTACGTGACAAACTACCATACTGATTTTCACAGTTGTTGTACATGTCAATATAGTTATTCTTTTGGGCTTTTTCATTGTTGACAAGCTTCTCAAAACTGAGCCGAAGACTGTCAGCTTGAGCTATAACACTATCTTGGTATCTCACTTTTTCTCTTGTAAGATCAAGCTCCTGTGTTACAACAACTAATAAATCTCTAGCACTATCTCCTATAACAAGATCTTCCACTATCTTTTTAGCAGTGGTGGAAGGAATACAAACTGTAGGCTTCTGGGAATATCCAAAAGAAGACAACAGTAATAAACATATAAGAATTTTAATATTCATACCTGTTCTTTAAGAAGTTATCTACATCTGTATCGTTATAAGAATTAACCTCCTGAATCTTTTCATGGTAGTATTTCTTTATAACAACGGTTTTCTCTTTTACACTATCTATACGTAAGTTTAGACTATCTATACGTCTATTATACATATCAGTTATTTCTGATATTTTAGTTTGTTCATCTTTTATCTGAACATTCTCTTCTTTAAGATCGTTAATCTGATCTTGAAAAATACTAGGTTCTATAAGCTTAGGCTTTATAGTGAATATAAAGATTAGTATAAAAATAACAAAGAGTGCTACAATAGACACTCCTATAATTTTTAATATGTTTAATGTCTTTTCCATTATTATGCTCCACTTCTTGTTTTAATCACTGTAAATGTAAATGGTCCTTCAGCATTACTAGTATTAGTCCATTGATAACCATTTATTGCACCATTAATATCTACACTTCCAGCTCCAGGACCATAATTTGTACGACTTACCAATTCAGCATTAGAACCTCCACCACATATCCATAGTTCTACGGATCCATCATAATGATCATTCACTATAAGCATTCCTGAAAAGTTAGGAATATCATGTTTATCACCGTATGCAACTGATACAGTGTTAGATGAACTATCTGCAACAATAAGATTACCTTCAGAGTCTACACTAGAAGATCCTCCCCCTTGCTCAAGAGTGTACACTCTACCAAGTAGGTTTTTAATCCATTTATTTAACCATCTTAGGTTTCCAAAAATATCTGTAGGATTAGGCATAATTAATTAATTTTCAGTTTCAATATTATTTTCTAATGTATATAGCTCTTCATGTTTACCATATGTTCTCATTTCATCTGGTGATACATAAGCTACAACACCTTTTTTAAGGAATAAAGCTTGGTTTATCATTTGTACCTGCTGTTCAAGCTTTTCAATCTTTGTTTTATCAATGTTAGACTGAGCTAATAGCTGTTTAACATCAGCTCTCATTTCTAGTATTTCTCTATATATTATTGTTCCTAATATCGTTACCAATGCTGGGAAAAGCCATATCTTAACTTGATCAACTAGCTTTGTACGTACAGGTGACATATTGAATTATCTTTTAATATTATTTAAAATAGAGCCAGGTACTGGGCTAAAATCATGACCTATCCTTACGTTAAATGGATAACACCGGGGAGATGCAAGCTGGTCAGAATAATCAGATAGCTGACTACCCAGTACTTTCTGGCCCGTTATATGTAAACAATGCTTCATAGAATATCTACAATATAATATACATTATTTTGAAGAAAATATCTAAATTTGTTTTTTAAACTTTAAAAAGTTATGACAGACATCAATAAACAGGAACTTGAAACACAGCTTATAGAAAGTTTCAAGCAGGATTTTTATGAAAAATTGGGGTATTATCCCGTAGTAAACAAGTATATTGCTCAGACACCTCTGAGTTCTCCAATCACATTAGAAGAATTGGAACGTTGTTTTGATCCTTTTTTACCAAATAAATTCGGAAAAAAGTTGTATCTTAGTAGTTCTACCAGATACCGTGAAATTGTAGACCTAAGAGCTATATTCTCATACATAGCAAGGTCTATGCAGTTTTCTCTATCTAGCATAGGTGAATACTTAGGTGGTCGTCACCACACTACTATCATCCATTGTATGGAAATCTTTGATCACCAGATAAGTACTTCTGATCAGTTTAGACTATTATACAATGCTATACTGAATACTATTAAAAGACAATTAAAAAACAAGTATGAATCAAAGCCATCAGTTATGGTCTACATCGATCAAATATTCAATTAGCCCAAATCAGCTGTACTTTTTAGATTGTTGTAAAAACAAAATAAAACCTACATCTATCATTAACCAAGAAGCAGAAGCTTTAGTGTGTAGAGCTAAAGGATATCTTACAGAAGATAACCAGCTAAGTGCAGCAGCTTTGCATATACTGGAAGAATTTGAAACACATTTGGTTAAGACAAAGAAAAAGGTAACTAAAGAAGTGCTAGGTGAAGATTTTTTAGCTAAGGTGAATGAGTATAGAGAGCTGTTTCCAAAGAAAAGGCTCCCGTCAGGGGAACTTGCTAGACAGAGTGTAAAAGAACTTACAGATAAGTTTGTATGGTTCTTTAAGACATATCCTGAATATGATTGGGATCTTGTATTAGATGCAGCAGATTATTACATCCATCTAAAAAGTAAAACAGATTTCCAATACACTGTAACAAGCAGTTATTTTATACAAAAAACTGACATATATACAAAGTTAGTGAAATCACTATTAGCAGACTATTGTCAACAGCTAGTGGATGATCCCAATATTTCAATTTAAATTAAAACAAATGAGTAATACAGAAAAAGGTGTGCACAGGTTTTTAATAAGTTTAGTGATGTCTTTAACTAGTTGGTTAGTTATCAACAGTTTATTAGTTAAGGTGGAGCTTTGGAAATATTTTATAATTGAAATATTTCTCCTACTAATGTTTAAACTATCTACATACACAAATCAAAAATTAGGATTATGAAATACGAACAAGAATTAAATGAAGTGTTTAACACAGTGACTGTTGACTTTCCAGGTCATGAGACACTTAAAGTGACAACCCTTGACAATTTTAAAATAGGGGTGTCCAAACTTATAGAATTAGCATATACAGAAGGTGTAACAGAAGGAGTGGGTAGAGCTCACGAAACAGTGGTAGAATCAATAAATAAATTCTTTAAACTATGACCGAACCAAGAAGACCATTTGGTGCAAAAAAATACTCTGAAATTCTTAAAGAAGGTTTAGAATATATAGAGAATAGAAGGCAGGGTAAAATTAAATCATTAAAGACTCCTTGGTTGGGTTTTAATAATGCAAGCATTAATGGTTTGGAGTGGGGATCTATGTTAACTATAGGTGCTCGTCCAGGGTCTGGTAAGACATTGATAGTGAGTCAATTATTAAAAGAAGCTTATAAAAATAATCAAGGACAGGACTTTAATATTTTAGAATTCCAGTTTGAAATGGGTGGTAAACAATCTGCAGCAAGAGCCTTTGCTGCAGAGACTGCTCTAGACTACAATTTGGTTTTAAGTACTAACAAACAGCTTGACCAGTTCTCATACAACCATATGGTTAACTTTACAAAAGATGTAGAGGATATGGAAAGAATGGGAATAATAAGAATGCAGATTAACAATCCTTTGAATTCTCAAGACATGGAAAAGGCTATTCATTATTGGTATAATGAGTTAGGAAGTAAACCAATGGTGGTCACTATAGATCATAGTTGGCTTATTAAGAAGTCACCAAATGAAAAAGAGAAGATAGCCACTCTGTATAACACTGTAGAGATGCTTATGAAATTAAAGAATGAGCTTCCTATTATAGTGATTATGATTACACAGCTTAACAGAAGTATAGAAGAGCCAGCCAGGAAAACTCCAGGATCTATTGGGAACTATCCAACAAGCTCTGATATATTTGGTGGTGATGCTCTTATGCAGGGATCTGACATGGTGATGGTGTTAAGTAGACCAGCTATTAACGACATAAATATTTATGGACCTAAACAATATATTGTGAAAAATGATGACATTTTTGTACATTTGTTAAAGGTTAGAAATGCTTCTAATGACGTTAATATTCTCTTTATGAAGGCTGAATTTAACAGGCAAAGAATGATTGAAGTGGGAGAGCCTGTAGCAGCCAATCCAAGTGGAGCTAGTGGATTTAGAAGAAGATCACAGAGGAATCAACCAGAACCTAATGACATAGATGTATCTGGTATTTAATAACAATAAAAACAAACAAACATGGCAGAATTAGATTTTGACTTAAAGAAGTGGAAAAAAGAGAAGCTAGATGCTATCAGAAATTACCACTCAGAGTTAATCACAGACCTTGGAATTTCTCCATTGGATTTCAACATGAAGAAAGCTTTCTTTGACAGTAATGGAAGAGAAGTAGTTGGAATCTTTGGATCAGAATTCCGTAAAGAAAAAGGGTTTTTCTTTGAACTCATTACAAGTGATTTAGATCCTATAGATCCTCAGAGAAAGGTGTATAGGGTTCCTCCATCCACTTGTTATGAGGAAGAGTATGAATTAAACCCAAAGAATTCTTACAATGTCCCATTAGAAGAGCTGAGGGTAGTTAATCCTACATCTGTAGCTATCAGTAAGATTAGTGCTGTAACGAGCAGTGACAAATTTAATAAAGAAAATTCTTCTACATTTAAAAATGTTTCTGTAAATTTGCAGAATGATGCACCCTACAATGAGATGACAATAAGAGATTATTATGCCATCCATACAGGGAAACCAGTGAGTCTTAAAAGCTGGTTGAACGACTTAATTAAATCCTCTAAATAAATGGCACAGAGTATCTTAGTAATTGCAGAATCCGGTACAGGGAAGTCTACTAGTATAGAAAACTTAGACCCTACAGAAACCTTTATTATCAACGTAGCTAACAAGCCGTTGCCATTCAAAGGTTGGAAGAAAAAGTACACCGTGTGGAGCAAAGAAAACCCCACAGGTAACATGTATGACAAATCTTCTGTACCAAACATTGAAGCATGCATTAAGTATGTAAATGACAAACGTCCTGAAATCAAAGTCTTAGTAATTGATGACTTTCAATACATGAGCTCATTTGAGTTCTTTGATAGGTCAGATGAAAAGGGCTATGAAAAATTCACTCAGATTGGTGCAGGTCTAGCACGTATAGCTAGAATGCCTAAAGATCTGAGGGATGATTTACAAGTTTACTTCTTGACACATGCTGAAGAATCAACAGATCTTGAAGGAAAGAAACGTTACAAAGCTAAAACCATTGGTAGAATGGTGGATGAGAAGCTTACATTAGAAGGCTTGTTTTCCATTGTATTATTTGGTAAGGTGAAGAAAGACAAAGATGGTAACATCCGTCATGTGTTTGAAACACAGAACAACGGAGAAAATACCTGTAAGTCTCCTAAAGGAATGTTTCCTGGTTTTGAGATTGTAAATGATTTAGACTATGTTAGAAAGGCTATTCTAGATTACGAAAATTAAATTCACATTTTAAAAACAAACAAGTATGTTTAACACGAAAGGACAAGAAATGAAAACGGGTGGAGGTACACCCAAGTCACTCCAAGCAGGAGTGGTTTATGCTCACATCTATAGTGGTAATGTAAGAACTGCTAAGAGTGGTAAGAAATCTTTAGAACTTATTTTAGAAGGTCCAGAAATGGAAGGATTTGAAGGTTGGTCTATAGACAAGAACAACCCTGAAGGTCCTAAGTTTACAGGTCAATCTTCTAGAGTGAGTGCCACCATCTATTCTGATAACTATAATTCAAAAAGCCCTGCTGAAAATGACATCATCTATAAGTTGTTGTTTATAGCTTCTGAATTAGGACTCAGAGATGAGATTGATAATGTTACTTCTAAAACTATAGAAGAGTGGGTGACAAAGGTTGTTGATATTCTAAAAGGTCACAATCTTTATTTCTTCTTAAAAGGTACAGAAGAAGAGTATAATGGTAAAACGATTGTAAAACTATCCCTTCCTAAATATAAATTTGCTTCTGGTACAGAAGACGGATTGGATAAGTTTGATAAAAACAATGCCTACCATTACAAGGCTCTTGCCACCAAACCTGTTTCAGGTTTTGAGCCTGTATCTGATGACTTTGATATGTAAGTTTTGCATCATAGTTTAATGTGTGTCCATTTAATGGGGGTGGTTTCTACCATCCCCTTATTTATTTAATAAACTTAGATTATGTTTAAAACAAAAAACTTAGTACACAATATTAAAGATGTTCCTACATCCTGGATATTTGAGCATTTCTGTAAACTTCCACATAAACTAAACGGTGTAGACGTAAAGATTAAATCTTTATTTAATCCTAAAGAACGCACTGCAAGTATGTGTATTTATACAGATAAGAAAGATTATAAGTATAAAGATTTCTCAACAGGTAAAGGAGGGTCAGCTATAGATTTAGTGAAAGACTTATATCAAATACCCTTTCATAAAGCTTGTCAGCTTATAGTGGAAAACTACAATGATTATGTTCTTCACAACAATGGAGGATATGATATAGGTGAGTTTAAACAAGCTAGCAGGTATAAAGTAACAAGCTTTAAGGTTAGAGGCTGGACTACGCAGGATCAATATTTCTGGACACAGTTTAATATTGGATCTAAACTACTTGAGGCACACAATGTAAGGCCTTTAGAAAGTTATTGTATGACCAAAGATGGTAATGAACTTTGTATAAAGGGACTCTATCTCTATGGTTATTTCAAAGAAGACGGTAGCCCCTATAAAATCTATCAGCCCAAGACACTAGACAAGAAGTTTATTAAAATTGAAAGTTATATACAGGGATGGGAGCAGCTACAGCAGCATAAAAATCTTGTGATAACATCCAGTCTTAAAGATATAATGTCTATTAAATCTCTTAAGCTTCATATAGACGTGATAGCTCCTGATAGTGAGAACACTATGCTTAAATCAGATGTCATGGAACAGCTAAAGAAAAAGTATAATAAAATAATAGTGCTGTTTGATAATGATGAAGCAGGTATAAAAGCTATGGAAGCTTATAAAGAAAAGTATCCTTTTATAGAAATAACAGTGCTTCCTATGAGTAAGGATATATCAGATAGTATAAAAGATTCTGGAGCTAAGGAAGTTCGTAATAGATTAGTTCCTATCTTAGATAAAAAATTAAGTAATGGTAAGAAAGAAAAAGACACCAAGATCTACCACTCCCAAGACTAGAAATGCTGGTACAATGACAGAGAGTGCCTTCTGGGGGTTTATTAGGTCATCTCTTAGACAAAAGTCTAGATGGTGGAAGCCTATTAGCCAAGCTAAACAAAAAGCTAAAAGAAAATATAAAGGTCCAAACAAAAGACAAAAGTTTGAATATTTGTGTAATGTTTGTAAACAATGGTTTCCTGATAAGGAAATCAATGTAGACCATATCATACCAGCAGGTACATTAAGATGTGCCAATGATCTTCCAGGGTTTGTAGAAAGGTTGTTCTGTGAGATTGATAACCTTCAAGTTTTATGCAATGTTTGCCATAATAAAAAAACACAAGATGAAAAGTCTAAAAAGTAAAGAAGACCTTATAGAAAAAGTAGTACAACAAATACAACTTGATTTAGATTGTGGATTTAAAGAAACAATAGAAGCTCTACTTGGTTCTCTATCCGCAGATACTCTAATAAATTTTTTGCCAGAAGAAGACTGGAAACCATTTAAACATTTAAGAGATGACATTAAGTAATGAAGAAGTAGAAGCACTAAAAGCTTACTTTGATGAAACCACTATAAATATTAGTAGTCTTATTAAGAAAATAGGACTCAAGAAAGTAAAAGAATTTGAAGCATTAATAGATAAAATTTATAAAAATGCCTGAACTACATGAGACCCTAATGGGTAGAAGACTTATAGAAGGTACACTTCCTGAGATAGCAGAGCAGCTTAAAAGAATAGCTGATGCTTTAGAAAACAAAGAAATTAAAAGTTTAATCAAACAGTTTCCTAATGATATGGAATTAGGAAAACAAATCAGAAACAAATGGCAGAAGTAACAAACACACAAGATCTTAAAGACAAGATCAGTATTCAAGACCTTATAGAATTTCTTGAGTATGAGGAAGCTTGTACCAAAGATGGTATGACAGCTAAAAGAATCAGAAAATTATTAACCAAATTAGGAGTGTGGCCTCCTTTAGAAAATTAATTATGGAATTAGAACAATTAATGGAAGAATCTATAGAAAGATTGGAGAATGATTTTTATAGCAAGAAGTTTTATTTTTCTTATAGTAGTTTAAATAAACTTGCTTGGAGCCCTGCTGTATTTCATCAGCTGTATGTGCTTGGTATTAAAGAAGAGAAGACAGATGCTCATCTTGTACAAGGAAAGATTATACATGCTTTGTTATTAGAGCCTGAAAAATTTGATGAGAATTTTATTGTAAGTCCTGACAGTTTGCCCACCGGTAATGTAAAGACAGTGGTAGACAGAGTGTTTGCTCATCATAAAGAGCTTTCCAGGAACGGAGATGAAAGAAAAGAGCTACAGGAATTTACAGATGCAATTATAGATATCTTAAGAGATATGAATTATCATCAATCTCTTAAAACAGATGTTCAAAGATTGGATAAAGTGATGACACCGGAATCACTCAACTATTGGAATTTCCTAAAAACTAAAGGAAATAAGACACTTATAGACAAAGAGAGTTATGATTTCTGTGTAAATGCTGTAGAGCTTATTAAGACAAATAAAAAAGTTTGTGACTTAATAGGTTGTAATGTTTCTGAGTTTGATAATGTTTCTGTAATTAATGAGTTTCCTATACAAGTTAATCTACCAAGCAGACCATTTGGCCTTAAGGGTATAATAGATAATATTGTTATTGATAATGACAAAAAAATTATTTATATTAATGATGTAAAGACTACTAGTAAAGAGCTTAAAGATTTTCCTGAAACTGTAGAGTTCTATTCATATTGGATGCAAGCTGTGATTTATTGTTCACTTGTTAGCCACCACTTTGCTGAATTAGTCAGTATGGGATATGATGTTAAGTTCCACTTTGTAGTTATAGATAAAATGTTTCAGACATATGCGTTTCCTGTCAAAGAATCTACGCTTGTAAATTGGGTGGACCAGCTTAATTCCGTATTAAATAAAGCTGAATGGCACTATCAAACTAGAAATTATGACTTACCATATGAATTTGCAACAGATTCAGTAACATTATAAACATTAAGCAATGCCAGTGATCAAAAGTTTATACGGAAAATACTTTCAGAAATCAAAGTCATTTCTCTATCCTGCTCTTGGCATAAAGAAAAATAGTAAGTTTTCACCTTCAGGTACCTATATGGCCATAGAGGGCTATATAGGTGCTGAAGATGTGAAGTTTATATGCACTTTTGAGAGAATTAACAGTGATGAGTATAAAACTTTTGAACAAAATATGTTATTAGAAAATCCTCTTTTCTTAGAAAAGATTGATATAGAGGAGTATACAATTTATATATATGATTACACTATATATCAAAATGATTGGTTCAATTTCATATTAGGAAAATATTCCAAGCTTTCTCAAGTTTTAAAAAGAGCTATCAAAAATTATTATGGAGATAATTCCTCTGAATATAAGTATATGGATAGCTACCTCCACCCTCAAGAGTATTATGATGATTACTCAAGTCTTTTAAATGTTACAGTGGAAGACCTTAAATATACAGGGGAACTATGTGATGCCTGTGATATTGAGAAAGAAACTTTAAAAATTCCAAAAGAATATTTGGAGAAATTGAAGAAAACAATTTAACTTTACAAAAAAACCAACAAGTATGAATAATTCAATGCTGCTAGTTACATCTAGCTGGGGTCAATTTAAGACCTTCAAAATGATTCCTGTTCACAAAGATTGTCCTTATTCTGAGTGCATTTTTGATGTACAGACTAAAGTTCTTGCCATTATTGGTAAAGATAAAAAAGAATCTTTGCATATGCTGCCTAAGCTCAATGATCAAGGAGATGTTCAATATCTCAAGATCAGCAAGAGAAACAATGGTAAAGACTATGCTGAAGAGAGAAAAATGTTAGAGACCTTCTATGAGTACTACATAGAAGATGCTACAGAAATTCAAAATTTTGTTAAGATGTTTGCTGTAAATGCAGAGGTTTTCAACACCCAATCCTATATTGATATGGTGGTTGAATCAAAACCTATTCCTGTTGAAAGCAATATTGTAACAATGTCTTAAGGGTTATTCATACTGATAATTAAGGAGGTGTTGAAAAACACTTCCTTTTTTTATCTCTAACGGGGGGACAGCTTAACTGAACATATATAAAAATGAAAAAGACACACTGGGTAATGGACTATGAAACATTAGTTAATTGTTTTATAGCCGTTTTTGTAGATTATAAAGACAGTAATGTAAAGCATCTGTTCGTTGTTTGCGAACAGAGAAATGACTTTTCTAAGTTTGTCACATTTCTTCAAAGAAACGTGACAAATAAAGAGTGGCATATCTCTTACAATGGATTGAACTTTGATGCTCAGATTACACAGTTTATTCTTGATAAGCATAAATCCCTTGAGAAACTTTCTGTAGAGGGTATTGTTAATTCAATTTATACATTTGCACAAGAAGTTATTAAGAAAACAAGTGAGAATGCATTTGCTCCTTATTCTCCTTCTAAGCTTAAGATCAGACAGATTGATTTGTTCAAGCTCAACCATTGGGATAACAAAGCAAAAATGTCAAGTCTTAAATGGATACAGTATTCTATGGACTGGGATAATGTAGAAGAGATGCCTCATCCACATTATGAACCTGTGACAGATGCTAACACCTTAAAGGAAGTGATTGACTATTGTGTAAATGATGTACTCTCCACTAAAGAAATCCTCAAGCATTCCAAAGAACAGATACAGCTTAGAAAAGATCTCACCACTGAATATGGTATAGATTTATATTCTGCATCAGAGCCTCGTATATCTAAAGAACTATTTCTACATTTCTTACAACAGAAGATAGGAATGAGTAAAGCAGATATAAAACAGCTCCGTACACCAAGAAGTTATATTGTCTTGGCTGATTGTATTCTTCCCTATATAGAGTTTAAAACACCTGAATTTCAAAGTGTGTTGGAATATTTCCGTAAGAAGGTAATTACATCCACTAAAGAAGGCTTTAAACATAGGCTTGAGTATAAAGGAATGAAGACAGATTATGGCTTAGGTGGCATTCATGGTGCTAGACAGATGGGAACATATGAAGCTAAACAAGGCTGGACTATTATGACCAGTGATGTGGTTAGCTACTATCCCAATCTAGCTATTAAAAACAAGTGGGCTCCTGAACATCTTCCTAATAAAGAATTCTGTGAGCTTTATGAATGGATATTTGAAGAGAGAAAAAAGATACCTAAGACAGATCCAAAGAACTATGTGTATAAGATTATTCTGAATAGTACATATGGTCTAACAGGTGACGAAAATAGTTTCCTGTATGATCCAAAGATGACTATGCAAATAACTATTAATGGTCAGCTACTATTATCAAAACTTTATGAAATGTTAAGTTTGGCTATTCCAGAAGCTGTTCCTTTAATGCAAAATACAGATGGTTTGGAGATGATGATTCCTGAAGATAAGAAGGATGAATATCTTAAAATATGTACAGAATGGGAATATATCACTAAGCTGAGTCTTGAACACGATGAGTATTCTAAGATGATCATTGGTGATGTAAATAACTATATAGCTGTATATAAGAATGGTAAGGTGAAGTGTAAAGGTAGATTTGAATGGGAAGATCTTCAGAAAAAGAAGGTGGCTACATTTCATAAGAATAAGTCTTTCCTCATCATTCCTAAAGCTATATATGCCTATTTTGTAAACGGAGTTTCTCCTGAAGACTTTCTTGATCAGAACAAAGACATATTTGACTACTGTGCAGGTGTAAAAGCTAAAGCAGGTTGGCATTATGAAGAAAGAGAAATTATAAATGGTGAGATGTCTGTAAAACGTTTACAAAAGATTGTAAGATATTTTGTTTCACAGGATGGAGTTAAGCTCATGAAGTGTCATAAAGATGGTAGAGAGATACAAGTGGAAGCCGGTCAGTGGCTCCAAACAACTATAAATAAAATTTCAAATGATATTCCATTTGAAAGTTATAACTTAGACAAAAAGTATTACTTAGAAGAGATCTATAAGGAGATAGATCAGATAGAAAAAGTGAAGAGTAGAGGATCTACACAATTATTATTATTTTAAAATTAAAACTATGCCAAGTAAAGTACCGTTTTATACAGAACAAGATTTAAGAAATGCTCCTCTCCCTAATCATGGGGGGAGATATGCCGTGGTTAGTCACGGTGATGTTATAGATAATGCAAAAGCTAGACTAGCTAAAGCTGGATTTATTATTACCAAAGAAGAATATAAAAGTACCCTAGATGGACAAGTGGCTCAAGGTGTATATCATCTAGACTATGCAGGAGATTATGATATGGGGATGATGTTTGCATGGAGTAATTCATATAATAAGACTATGAGATTTAAGTGTGCTGTAGGAGCCTATGTATTTATATGTGGAAATGGTGTAGTGAGAGGAGACATGGGCAGCTATTCTAGAAAGCATTCTGGTACAGCTCTTCAAGATGTAATAGCTCAGATTGATCATCAGATAGCTCATGCTAAAGAACACTATGATGTACTATTAGCTGATAAACAGATGCTTAAAAATGTTATTCTTACTCCTAGAGACAAAGGTAGAATCTTAGGTGAGCTGTTTGCTAATGATGAGATACTAACCCTTACACAGGTGGGTATAGTGAAGCGTGAGATAGATAAGCCAACACATAGTTATAATGCTAATCCTGATTCAGCATGGGCTATGTACAACCACATCACATTAGCCCTAAAAGAATCTCATCCTAGTAGCTTTATGAAAGATCATCAAAAAGTACATGGATATTTTGTAGATGCTTATGGTCAGCTCATTACCCCTCAGGTAGTTATGCAAGATGATGATGACGATGATGAGGAAGAAGTATATGATGTACAGAAACCAGAGCCAGTAAGTCCAGCAGGAGAATCTTATATTGATGCAGATAGAAATGCATATGGAGTGAATTTTCTCTAACCCAAGAATACGGAGGTGGCTACGTAATGTAGTCATCTCCTTTTTTAATTAAAAACTCTTCACATGATTATAGGAATTAATGGTTATTCAGGCAGTGGTAAAGACACTGTGGGTGCTATAATACAATACTTAAACTGTTATAATACAGGTAAGTTAACTATAGAAGATGTATGTAAAGATTATCTTAACCATGAGTGGTGGTTAGAAGATCAATCAGGATGGCAAATTAAAAAGTTTGCAGGTAAATTAAAACAGGTAGGTAGTATACTTACAGGAATACCTGTAGAAAAGTTTGAAGACCAAGAGTTTAAAAAAACCATATTAGGTCAAGAATGGTGGACTACTTGTGACGAAGGACTTCAACCTATGACTGTAAGAGATTTATTACAGAAATTAGGTACAGAATGTATGAGAACAGGACTACATGAAAATACATGGGTAAATGCTCTTATGGCTGATTATCAAAAAGAGTTACGTATTGAAACAGATCATCCTTATTCAGAACATTTAACAGCAAGATATCCAAATTGGATCATTACAGATGTTAGATTTCCTAATGAAGCCCAAGCTATTAAAGATAAGGGTGGTATCATCATCCGTATAGACAGACCAGGAGTAAAACCTATAAATGCTCATCCTAGTGAGACAGGATTAGATGATTGGAACTTTGATCATAAAATAGCTAATGTATCAGATTTAATTTCACTTAAATACACAATGGAAGTAATATTAAAAGAAAGTAATTTATTATGAAATACCAGTATAAGATTGTAGTTATGGCAACCAGCACTCTAATGACTGAAAATGCTCTTAATGAATTAGGGGCAGAAGGATGGGAATTAGTCTGTGCAGATTTTGAATTAAGAAAATATATATTTAAAAAAGAGTATGAAGATAATAAAACAGAAAACTAAAACACTAACCACCAGAGATAATGGGAGAAGTGCAGATGCCATTTCTCCCAATTTTGTCTATGGCTGCCTTGGAGGTTGCATGAAGTCATATTGTTATGTAGGAAGATTTAATAATGACAAGGTATATATAAATGAGAATATAGATGATATACTTATTTCTGTAGACAAGTGGATAATTAACCAACCCTGGCCTAAGGTCCCTAATCAAACAGATAAGAAATATTATACTATAGATATAGGATGCAGTACAGATGTAGCTCTAATGTCTAAACATTATAATTGGCAAAAAGTATTTAGTTATTTTAATAATTGTGCAGAAGCTAAAAGTACGTTTGCCACTAAGTATCCCACTAGATTTCCTGTAGAGCAGTATAATTTAGAGCCAGGTAAACATAGAATAAGAGTGAGCCTAATGCCTCAGAAGTATTCAGATGTATTAGAACCAAACACTGATAAAATAATAGACAGAATAAAATGCATCCCTAATCTTCAAAGATATATGGAGGTGCACATTAATTTCTCTCCTATCATTTATACAGATGGATGGTTGGATGAGTATAAAGAGTTATTTAAAGAGCTAGCTCATATGGGTATAGACGTACCCTGTGAGTGTATATTCCTTACATACAATGAGACCTCTCATAAGAATGCAAGTGATGAGGTGAATGCACTATGCTGGAGACCAGATATACAAGAAGCTAAAGACTCTCAGTATGCACCAGATAATATCAGATATAAACACCAACTCAAGATTAAAATGGTAAAAGATTTTATATCTTTGTACAGTGAGTTTTTTGATCCTAAAAACATTAGATATATATTTTAAAAATAAATATTATGCAAGTAGGAGGATATAAAATAGACGATGGTACATGTATCAAGGTTTATGACCCAGCTAAGCAAGAGCTTATAGCTGTTTATCAATCATACAAAGAAGCCGGTAAGTATTTAGGACTTAGTGGTAAAATTGTTCATGATGCTTGTGTACATAAAAGTAGAAAGTTTTCACCCTTCTTAAAGAAAGAAGTGGCTATTAGAATCAGTAAAAAATAAACAAACATATGAAAAAAGAGTACAGCATTAATTGCAATTTCCTAGACTTAAACAGATCAGTTTTAGGAATAGAACACACTAACGGTAGGTTAACAGAAGTTGATGGCACTGTAAAAAATTATAAAGAATTTATCTTAGGGTTCTTATTTTTTTACATAAGTTTTATGACAACAACACAGAGAGGAGAGCAATAAGCTCTCCTTTTTTATCTGATATAGAAACTTCTAACGGTCTCAAAGCTTTCCCATCTATTTAATTGATTGAGAGCAGGTAGAATATCTTTAGCTTCTTTCCAAGCCTTCAAATCTCCTTTATAAGGACCTCTTTCATAATAATTCTTATCATAAGGAGGAAATGGCATTGTTAATATAGAAGCCATAAATTCACCATAATCTCTTAATGTACTTAAAGCAGCTATAGGACTTTTAGCCATCTGATATTGTTCTTTTATACCTAACACTGGTATAAATGTTTTAATCTCATTCTGTTGTCTAGTTTGTTGATAGATGAGGAAGTTAACTAATTTTTTAACTTCTTCATCATCATCATCAAGTCCTGAAGCTAATAAACTAAACAAATGAGACATTACAAAAGAAGCTACAAAGAAACCAAGTTCAGCTAGATTCTTATACATATTTCTCACTTGGTATTCATCAAGTCCTTTAACAGATCCGGGAGCAAATGTAGCTTTTAACATTCCTGTAAGTTTACCTGTAACGCCCTGCTCTGTTTGGTACATATATTTCATTACATTCCAGAATGTTCTATATCTACCTTCTATAGATCCTAACACTTCATTATCATATCTTTTTTTAAATCTAGCATTAAATAAAGGAACCACCCACTTATGAAACTGAGCACCAAGTTCTCCTAAAGCATGTTGCTGTATCACCATTCTATCTTCCCATGCATAGTTACCATGAATTTGTTTATTCACTTCATAGATGTAGTTAGTCACTTTAGTTTTAAAAGACTCATCTATATTAAATCCAGGTTTTAAGCTAAGCTTTCCAGTGGCTTCATTAAAGTTAAAAGCATCATAAATGGACATCTTTTCACCAGTTTCTTCATTAGTAAGCTGAAACTTATCACTCATTGTAACAGCCACTCCTGTTTTAGACTGTACATTATATTCACCTATTTCTTGAAAAATATAAGCTTTTGAAAAAAGATCAACTCGTCCAGAATCAGCTTGAAACTTTCTAACCATTCTAAAATATTCTACTACAGCTTCATATTTAGATTTTGGCTTTTCTATCTTGTATGGACCTTCATTATCTGCACCAATTTTCTTCATGAGTCCTGGCATATAATCCTTATTATATTCACCTGTAGCTCTAAAGTATGCTTTTCTTTGGTAGTACACTCCACCATATGCTTCTATAGCATTGTTTATTCTACCCATCACATAGTTGTTCACACCACCAAATAAATTAAGACCTATACCTTTAAGTGATGTAATGTTTTGAAGTCTATCAGCCACCTGAGCAAATGTACTATAATCATACTCATCGTTGTTATAATAAACCATCTTAAACCATTTCTTCATTCTTTGGTAAGCTAATGACTCACCTTCTTTTTTATAAAGATCTTTTTTATTTTTTCCTTTAGATGTAAACTTCTCAGCTATAGAGTTAGACTGGTAGTATTTTTTCTTTTCTACAGTTTTAGAAATAGCTAACAGAGCACTTTCTATATTAGACATTTGCTCATATTTCTCAGCCATTTTTGTAAAAGCTATTAGGTTTTCTACAAGATTCTGATTAATATCTTTAAAATCTAATTTACCATTTTCAACAGCTAAAGAATATTCTAATTTTTTAAGTTCTTCTTCATAATCTTCTGTAGTGATGGATTTACTAACTATATATTTATTCTTAAGATCTTTTATTTTTTCTTTTATAGATTCTATTTTCTTTTCATTACGAGGATCATTTGTATAAAGAATAGGAAGACTATCAACTATGACTCCGTTATCATCAGTGAGTCTTTGTACAGAATGCACTTTTCCAGATAGATCAAACCATTCCCTCATATTTTTTGTAACAGCTGTAAAGAAAGAACCTCCTTTCTTTTTAGCATTATTAATGTAGTTATCCTTCACTCTACCCACCTTACCTAACATTTTTTTCTGAACATCAACAGGAAGTTTTTCAAGGGCTTCTTTCATTCTAGAAACAAACATCTGATAGAATTCTTTTTGAGCTCTTTCAACTTCTGTAGTGGGATTCATTATTTTATCATATCTAGGGTCAGTCATCTTTACTCCAGAGGAAGTGACTTCTTTTACTTCTACATATTCTTTTTTAGGAAAATATCCTATTTCTTTTTGGGGTTTAGTTCTTCCCTTATAAGATCCATCTTTTTCAAACTGAAGAGATACATACTCTGCTCTGTCATAGTAACGATTTAAAAACTTTCTATAGTCTTCATCAGTTACATCTGATCTTTTTTTCCAGAATAGTTTTCCATTTTCGGATACAACAGCCACCTCATACTTAGCTCGTATTGCACGGAATTCATCAGAAAGTCTGTGATATTCACCACTAACTATTGTATCTCCTTCAAATTTCTCAGTTTGAAGAAACTCTCTAAGTTTTTCTTTTTTCTTTTGAAGCTCTATATTATGTTGAATATCTTCTAAACTAGCCTCTTCTAAGTTTTCAATGATGACATATTCTAGATTGTCACCATTTTCATCTTTAAGATCAGCATAAAGTTTCTTCTTAAGATCATAATACTTTTGACCAATATTTTCTAAATATCTTCCTGTAAATTCTCCTAACTTATCAAACATAAGCATAAAAGAAAAATCTATTTTATTGGTTCCTAAAGCATTGGCTAATCTATTTCCAGCTTTTTTTATATCTTCAATTATACCATCTGTTTTATTAAAAGTTTTTTGACTAGCTTCTGTATACAGATTAGCAGCTATAGCTAATAATCTTTCTTTGGTGTTCTGCATATCAGTGACAGCATATTCATCAAGACTTATATCAAACCCTTCTTTAAGAAGTTTACTAAGCTCTTCTTCTGTAAGTTGATTGCTGCTTTTTGTTCTAATCAAATCTTTAACATAAGCTTCTAAGGCAGGATTTATTTCTGCTTTTACAGCATTTAATCTACTTTGAACAGCTCTCATTTCTTTATACTGTTCTTGAGATCCCAGTCCCATTTCTGGAACACTAGCTATATCCCTATAAGATTCTACAAACTTCTCAGCTTCTAATATTATATCTATGTATTCAGGCTTACCTACATTATCGGGATCATTTATATATCTGTATAAGTTATCAAGGGTTTCTTTAGTATATCTTAACAGTGCACCAAATGCTCTGTCAGGTTTTCCAAGGTTTTCAACCTCTATACTTGTTAGTAGTTCTGAGATTCTGTCAACAGCTTGTTCCCGGCTACTTTCACTAAACACAGAAAATCTTGTTTTATTTAGATTCTTAAGGTACTCCATCCTTTGATAGAGTTTATTTACATATATGTCAAGAGTATTTTGCAGAAGGTTCTTTGTATCTTCTGGGAGCTCCACTGATTCTGGTACAGCTTCTTCATCATCTAAAAAGTCATCATCATTAGCAGGGTTTTGTAAACCAAGTGCTTTTCTAAATCCTTTAATTTTATTACGATTAGATTTAGTAGGCACCACCTTATCTACAAAAGTTTCATTAGATGTAGACTGATGTACCTGTAATCCTTCCCATTGAAAGTCTTTAACCTTTTGTTGTTTAGTTTTACCTTCTACATCTAAAATAATATGAAGAGTACTAATACCTTCAATTTGATAACCATTTACTTCAGCAAGCCTTTTATAAGTGGCCACCTGAATACCATGTTGTTGTTGTGTAGTTAATTGCTGTCCTGTAAATACAGACCCCTTTCCTACATCATGTTTTTCTGTTCTATAATAATTACTCATGTAACTATTCTTAGAAACTTTAAGATCGGTAATAAACACTTTACCATCAGGCTTCACTATAAATATATCCAGTGAACCAGCTATACCAGACTGAGGATCGGATAATATCACTTGTGGAAGTATAATACTACCATCGGACATCACACCTATTACGTATCCCTGTAAAGCCTGATATGCTGTTTTAGATATTTCCTCAGAGATAGCACCTGTCATATCAGCTTTAGATTGCTCATATGTTCTACCAAGTATGATGTTCTGAAGAATCTTATCAAAATGATTACCAAAAATTCTGTTTAGTTCATAAAGTCCTTCTGGATCATCTAGCTCTCCTTTAATAGCTGTTGTAACAGATTTATAAGTTTGACCTGTCTGTGTATGTATATATACGTGATTTTCTTCTTCTAATATCACTTTACCCATGTCAGGTTCTCCTGGCTTAGCTTCAAATAAAAGATCATCAATAACTCTATTCTGAAGATCATTAGCTTGACTTTTTATTTTTTGTTTGAACTTTTTAGTTTCATCAGAAAGTTGATACTGAGGAGTGGAACTAATAGGTAGACCAGATAGATCTATTTTAACATCAGATGTACTAACTACATTAGCAATATCTTGAAGATTATATTTAAGATTAAAGTCTTTTAGCTTGACGGAGAATAGTTTACTAAACATTCTTTTAACCCAATTAGTAAACTGAGTGAGCATAGATTGTCTCACTCTCTCCACTTTACTTTCAACAACATCTCCTGTAAGGGTGATATTTCCTGAAGCAAGTTTTCCTAAATAGCTCACTAAAGCTTCATCTAATATTTCTTCTTGTGTAAGACCGGCATATCCTGCAGTTTGTTTAACAGCTTCTATTTCTGCACGACCATCTTCTAAAGATTGTAATTCGTTAATAAGCTTTTCATGTAGGGTGGGATTCTCTACTTTAAGAGAAGAAACAAAAGGGTGAAGGTATTCATGGAAAGCTGTGTCTTTAGTGATGTCTTTAGCTCCATTGATGTACACTTTACCATTCTCAAACTTTCCTTTCCAGTCAGCATTTGGTTCATTCACCATTTCATATTCTATTCCAAATTTCTCTTTAAGTCTGTCCAACACTTTATTTACATTAGCCACACTCTTCATTACAGGAATTTCTGTAGGAATTTCTTTAGGAGACTCAGCAGCTTTCTTAATAACACGAGGTTGTGTCTTTTCAGGAAGGTTTAAAAAGTTTAGTACAGAATTTAAGAAGGGTTCATTATTAGCATCCACCACTCCTTTAATCTCACCATTCTCAAAATCACCAAAGTAGGATTTAAATGATGGAGTGTATGCTGTAAGATAGAGATCTACAGCTAAGTCTTCATCACCCTGCACATCTGGATGAGCTAGAATATCTGTATATAATCTAGATTCTTCTCCATTAGGGGCAATTACTCTTTCTACTTTACCTTCATCATTTCTAAATATACTACAAGTCATACTTTATTCTTTTATTTATTATGAGCAACCTTTATCTTTTTCATTTTTTTGATCATTGACTTCCGAAGATAAACCTTTTTTAGCAGCTAACATTGCTTTTAATTTGTTAGTAGCAGCTTCAGATTGACCTGATAAGTCTACGTTTTCTCCAACCTCTGGTAGTGTTGGCTCAACAGGAACCACTTTTTCTGTATAAGCATTCTTTAATTCACCACCTTGAGCAGATTTTCCACCACTTTCCTGATATTCTTTGTTGAGTCTATCAAGAAGTTCTTGTGGGGATTTGGCACCTTTTGCATCATAGACAACTTCTTTACCTTTAACTAATTTATAATAAGTTACAGTGTTACCCATCATTTTTGTTTTTATACCCCAATCTTTATCAAGATCTTGAACAGGCTCTTCTAATTGAAAATCAGGAAGTCCTTCAAGTTGTGCTTCATAGTATTCTAAATCATCAGCATATTCCACTTCATCATACCCCACTTTCTTTTTACCATATCTGTCTCTTAACACTTTCTGTGTAGGCATTTCACCTGTAAGACCACCCACTTTCCACTGATCTCTTGCTCCTTCTGGTTCAAACTTTTCATACACTGCTTTACTACCAAGAGCCATATTATCACCTACATCCATTATAAAGTTACCAATTCCTGGACTATTTGGATCTTGTTTTGTCTTACTTACATTAGATAGTTTGTAATAAGCAAACTGTCTACCGTTAACTAAATCATCTGACACTACTATCTTTATAGTGTAAGGAAGAGCTATATAGTATTTCTTTTTACCCTTATCATCAGTTTTTTGTACAATGTTAAAGCCATGTGCTTTTAATAGTTCATTATTAAAATCTAATTTCTTTAACTCATCGGAAGTGAATTTACCAGTGCTTACAAGTTCCATAATAAACTCATTACCATTTTCATCTGTAACAAGTTGTGGTTCTTTTTTACGAATTCCTTTAAAAATATCAAGCTCTATCCTATCATTATTATATTTAAATACTTCTGGTTCATATCCAGGTATTCTTTCTACTTTTTCATCAGGGGTAGCTTTAGGATTAACTATCTTAACATTAAAAGAATTATTAGCATTAGTGGTGTACAGCTTAGTGAATTCATTAAAGATTTCCATAGCTGTTGCACCAAATACTTCTTTATAAGCCTCATCATCTTTTATAGCATTGTCATATCTAAGAAGCTCTTGAGCATTTCCTGTTGCATCTAATAATTCTTTAAACATAGCAGGAGGCATAAATCTAATAAAGCTTCCATTCTTAAACTGACCACCATCTTTTACAAGTAGATAGTTAAACAACTTATATACATATGGTCTAGTTTTTACATTTGAATAAAGCTCCATCAAACCATCTTCAATCTTGTTAATCTTAGCTAAGTCTAAAGAAGCCCATGTATTTACAAGCAAAGTGTTAATACCAAACTTTCCTTTAGGGTTTCTAAACATTTCCCCAGTTTCTATATCTTTTAACCCTGCAGGTACAGCATTTATAAATTTCAAGAAAGCATTTTCAGGATCTGTTTCTCTCATCTTCTGAACTGCTGTAATGATATCTTCATACTCTTCACCCTTCTGTAAAGCTGCAGCATCATATATAAGAGCATTGTCAAGACCAGATAGTTTAACTCCCTTACCGGTTGTTTTAAGAAGGTTCATGTAAGACTTAATACCTAAGTAGGCTATTATATCTTTCTTAAGAGTTTTTTCAAAAGTTTCTTCTTTAGAATGTATGTGTAAATTTTCAAGAACTGTTTCATAAAGTCTTTTATATAAATAGCTTCTTTCAATCATGATACTTTTTTGAAGCTCTTTGATTTCATTCTTAATCCTTATAAGACCAGCTATTATATTGTTATGTGGTTTGCTAGGATTATCACCTCTTAGCACCTGACGAACATCAAATGGAATATTACTTGATAAGAATTCAGATTCTGGCATATTAAAGCCAAGCTTTTCCTCCACTTCATCTATTTTGTCAATATCCTCATTACTTGTACCTAAACCTTGTGTCAGTTTCATAATCTGAGCTACAGAAGAAAATGCCTCAGTTTGTTTATAAAAATCAAAGAAAGTCTTAAATATACTGTAGTCTACATCAGCATTATCACCCACTGTTTTTATATTGTCTTCTAGCAACTGAGTGGTTACAGGGAATGTAAGTCTCTCTTCTTCTTTTCTACTTCTTTTAGAATTTATCTTTTTTAATATATTTTCACCAACGTCTTTCTTGTATATATCACGTTCCTCTGATGTCTTAATGTTGTTGTTAGTTAAAGAAATTAATTCATAAAATTCTCTCACTGAAGGTTGAAGGTTAAACATAATAGCTGTTTCTAAAGGTACACCTAAAGCCACCATATTAGAAACTACACCAATAGCATTGAAGTTTAGTCCAAGTCTTGCAGCCAAACGTTCCTTAGCATTATCTGTCATAGCAGACACTATAGCTGATATATGATAGGCTATACGTTCACCGTCATGGGTTTTAGTGTTATCATTCCATTCTCTAGAATTACCATAACTATCAAAATCTTTACCATCTATGTTAAGAACAAACATAGATTCTCCTTTTGCATTCTGCTTTCTAATCTGAACTTTATAAGCATTCATTAATGCATACACCAACATAGCATTTACAGCAGGACCAATGTTTCTAGAACCCTCTTTATTATTTTTAAAAGAATAAAACTGACCTCTTATAGAGTCAACATCTGCTGAGTCTTCTATAAGAATATCATGAAGAATAGGGAATCTTTCTATAAATGAATCAATAATATCTTCTAAAGGTTTTGTTTCAGCTACCTGGAATGCAATAGGGGTTTTACCATTTTTAGACAAAACCATTCTTTCATTGTTAGCCAACTTAATCTTAGCATCTAATATTCTATTATTAAGAACACCATTATTAAGTTCACCCTTATCTTCAACATATTTAATATATTCATCTACATTGGATGGTAGTCCAAGTTCTTTAAGAGCTATTATCTCCATCATGTTCTTAGCAGAAACCTCAGAAGAAAATAAATCATGAGCTAAATCCTGTACATCATCATATGTAGTTACAGGTTCAATTTCTCCATCAATTTCATATCTGTCTTCAGTTTCATCATAAAAGGCTGTTATCTTTTTAAGCTCAGCCATTTTAGCTTTAACACTTCTATCCTTTTTAGCCATGTAATAGACATACTCTGCAAACTTATCTTTGTTTGTAACAGCTGTACCATAGGCTATTCTCTTACCATTCTTTTTATAGCTATCCACTATATGCATGTACAATTTATCAATATCAAAGTCAGCACCAGATATCTCAATAAGTTCATGTGGAAATACACCGGTGGATCCGTAGTTAGCAGGCATAAAGTCTACAAGCCTTAGTGTTACAAAAGAGTGCTTATCCTGTGAAGGGATACGTACACCAAAAGCTCTAAGCAGTTCATCATTTATTACACCGGTTTTAAGATACTCTCTCATGTCTTCTTCAAAGTGAGGAGGCATCATATATTCTGTAAAGTAACCTATAATGTTTCCTTTCTCATCATATTCTGGAACATTATGTCTAAGGTCATCTATATAAAGATCACCAACATTAAGACCTTCAAATTGTCTGTCTAAATCATTGTTCCATTTTTTAGCTAAAATAGCTTCATTTAAAAGATCCCTATCTAATTCATATTGTCTTTTTGTAATAACTTCCCATCTCTTAGGTTGACCATTCTCATCAAGCTCCACCACTCTTTTAACTGTCTTCATTCCAAAGTTAGACATCAAAGCTACAGAGTGACCTGGAACTTTTTCATTCATAACATCTCTAGAAAAATAAGCTAAGAAAAGCTGAGTGAATTTCTCTAATGTAATAGGATGATTTAAGTTGTAGTTAGGTGTATATTCTCCTGTTTTTTCATTCAATGTTGGAGTGAAAAACTGTATAGTTTGAGGATCTGTACCTGTTGCTTCCAAAATACCAACTGCTCTATTTAAGAATTCTCCAAGCTTAGGAGTAATTTCACTTTGCTTAATTGACTTCTTAAGCTCTCTAAATGCTCCTTTAATATCAAATATAGTGTTACGTGCAGCTGTATACTTATTAGTAGTTCTTTGCTCTGTATCAGAAAGATACTGATCTATTACATCACCAAGCTTCATGTTTTCACCTTTAAAGTGAACAACAAGATCTCTTTCCTGTTCAGAAAGAATCATCTGCTTAGCCTGTGTAGGATCTGTTATTTTTATTTTATTAGAAGGGTTCTCAAGCTGAAGTCTCCAGAATCTATTGTCATGCTCTATAAAGCTATCATCATTGATAGAATTTATATCTTTAGCAACATTGGTTTTCAATCCTTTAGAACCTGATTTAGGAACAGCAAATGTGATGGTAGAGTTTCTTGATTCATAGTCTTCAAGCTTTTCTCTCAGGTTATGAAGCTCTTCAGTTTCTGGTCTAGCCATCCACTTTCCAGTTCTTCTATCTTTTATAGAAGTGAGTTGTTTAGTGAGGATTACACCAGATATTTTTATATAATTTTGACCATCATTGTATACAAGTTTAATAGAATTTGTTTGAGCATTAAACTCAATAGATCCTTTTTTCTTTCTTGTAATACCATAAGCATCTTTATATTCTTCCCCAAATATATCAGACACTTTTAAGTCTTCTCCTCTTTCTATCTTATCTAGTAAATCAGCCTGGGCCTGGTTAAGTCTACCAAAACCAAACAATGTATAACGTAAAGCTTTTACAGTCATTCTCATCTGACCATCTTCTTTACTATCTCTTTTACCTTTATATTTACCATCATATTGATTATCCTCATAAGTTACAACATGAGATGTTTTATTAGCATGAGTGATACCCAATTCAGGAGCAGTGATTATAGCATAAGAAGAAGGACCAGCACCATTTAAACCTTTATTACGTTTGGTTTCATCCTTTCCTCCATCATCTTTATAGTTTTTAGCAGCATCATTAATAAACAGCTGTCTAACAGATAACACATTTATATAGTTATTAATAACAATCTGTGCCATGTTATACTCAAAAGAAGTGGTACTTAGATTAAGTAGATCATTTTTAATCTGATCAGGTTTACCATCTTTCCAGAAACCACTAAAAGCAAAACTATTTAATAGTCTATTGTTATACTTACCTTCTTTATCCTGGCCAATTGTATTTGTCTTTTTAAGATCTTTTATAAACTTATTCAGTTCTCCATTTTCTCCAAGCCAATACTCTTCAATCTGCTGATATATAATAGATTTTTCATCTGCCGTAAGTTCTAATCCTTGTTTAGCAGCTTCTTCTAATTGAGCAACTCTATCACCAAGCATATTTCTCATCTTGATGAATCTAAGTCCTCTCTTTCCAGGATTCTTTTTATTGTTAGGATCACCAGTGTGATAACCATCTATGATGCCTTTTTCATATACACCTGTACTAATTTCAGTTTGTACTCTTGTAATTCTATCATACTCACGCATCACCTCATTAAATAAAGCTTCTTTAGCTTCATCTGTAAGCTTAAGGTTTCCTTTAGCATCAAAAAGTACAGACTTTATAACAGGAAGTTCTGCAATATCCCCTGTATTAGAGGCTTCTAAAACACCTAACAAAACAGCTGAAGTCATAAAAGGCTTAGCCTTATTGTTCTCAGTGGCTACTGTATATGTTTTATTTCTACCATATAACTCCAACAGAGTGATCATAAACTCTCTAGGAGACATTGACCCATATGTAATACCTTTATTTTGGTTTATATTAAGTCTCTTATCTTCTTTATATTTACCATCTTCTATTTCAGATAGGGAAGAATCTTTCAATCCATCTGAACGAATGATTTTAAATCCACTAGCAATAGCTTGGAATAAAGGACTGTTAAGAAGGAAGTTTGTTGTTAAGAATTTATCCTTCTTTAACTTTTCTCTAAAGTCTTCACTTCTAAGTTCAGCTCCTCTTATAAGATTAAATGTAGGAAGCTGATGAGAAAACACCATCTCTCCTTCTGCATTCTTATGGGATGTACTAGCCACTTGCTCATCAAATACAGCATTACCTTCTGCTATATTAGTGAGACGACCTCTAGCTCCATCAACATCATCATCTACATCTCTTTCTTCTTGTTGACTATCTGCATCTGTCAAAGGATTTTCTTTACTTTCTGCAGGAGTTTCATGAGCAGCTTTTGGATTGGTAGATTCTTCAACAGCAGCAAGCTTAGATGGATCAAGATTGTCACCAAATGGATTCTTACGAGCCTTAATAACAGCAGCTATTTGAAGAGCATCATCTTTTGTTAAAGGAGTGACACCATCATAAGCATTAATAATTCTTAATTGTGCAGCTCTTTCAGGCTTTGTAAGATCATTAAAATATTCAGCAGGTAAAGACTTTAAATATGAATACTTTAAATAAAGTGGAGAAAGTGATATACCAAGATCATTTTTTAATCCTATAATTGTTTCTTGTATTTTAGCATCAATGACAGCTGGGTTTAATGGAGAACCAAACCAGTTGGTGATGTACACTAAAGACTTAGTTCTATCATCTATAAACTTATCTTGTTTTTCTCTATCTAAGTGATAAAACTTCTCAACAAATATATTGTCATAAGCATTATACCAAATACTAAACTGATTTCTAGCAGCTCCTCTACGGTTAGCTTCTAAGATTCTACTTTTCCTTTTACTAATATCTTTATTGATAAATAGATAGTCTACACAGAATTGTGAAAAACCTTTCATTACAGCCTGAAACAAGTTAGCCTGTTTCTTATTTCCAACATCTACAAAATCACCATTCTCATCATATACCAAATCTACATCTCCAGAAAACTTATTCCAGAACTTTTTAGCTTCTGGATTGCTTTCAGAAAATATTCTAAGTCTTTCTAATATCTGTTCTTCTGTAACTGATCCAGCAACAGCCTTAAGAATACCCTGATATAGAACATTAGCATTAGCTGCTTCTATAATAGTTTGAGTGGTTTTTTCACCTTTGTCATTTATAAACATAGTGTTACCAAACTCATCAGCCTTTTCTTCTACAACTGTACTAAGATAGAGTCTAAGTTCTTTAGAAAGAGATCCATATCCACCAATAGTGTATGTTTCTCTACGACCATCTGTAGAAGACCTGTCACCATACTCATCCACTTTTCTTTCAAACTCTTCTTCATCTATCTGTTCTTTATACCCCATTAGCTTAATATGCACCATTGCTGCATCTTTAAATATTTTAATAAGCTCTGGGTTAGTAAAAATCTTAAACCTGTCGTTTATCTTTTTTTCTATCTTTTTAAATTCTACAGGATTTTCATATCTCTCTAAGAATTCATCAGAATCATAGTAAGGGTTTAAGTTAAAGTCATATAGATTGGCATAGTCTGCAATCACTTCATCAAGAATATTTTCATTGTAAGCATTCAAACCAGCTTCCATCATTTTTCTATGGAACAATGCTGCCACTGTAGCTGAAAGAACATTACCTTCTTCTTCACCAAGATAGACAGGAACCTCTTCCATTTCACCATATTCATTCTCAATAAAATCTGTACCAATCTTAATCACCTTAAGGGCAGGTTCAGTTACAGAAACAAGAGATTCACTGGTAAATCTGTTAGAAGCAATCTGGCTCTTTTTATATTTACCCTTCTCTATCTTCATAAAGAAGTTCTCTAAAGAATCAGAGTTTCTAAATGCTTTGAAAAGTCCTGATATAAGATCCCATAGATATCTAAAGAAACCTTTATTTTTAGATGAGGTGGGGGTTTTAATATCTCTCTTCCATGCATCAAATCTATCAGCCAGATATTCTTCATAAACTCTTTGTTCCAATTCTATATCACTAAACTGAGAATAAAACTCAGGTTTTGATTCTAAAAGTTTTCTTTTAAGATCAGCTACACTTTCTCCTTTAGCAAGAAGTTCTTTTTTAGCTATAGACAAAAGCTCATCTATCTTATCATCTGGAAGAAGCATTCTAAATACAGCATGGAAAGCTTCATGATATTTGAAAGGACTCTTTTTACCTACAGCTATTCTACCCTCCAGTTGATTCTTTATATTATTCATATGAGTGTAGAACATACCTACAGTGACACCGTTTTGTTTCATTTTACGGCTCATCAGTTTAAGGTCTTCTACAGATATAAACTCAGGAAGGTTTTGTTCAACCCATTTTGTAAACTCATTAATATCTACAACTTCAGAAGTTGTTAAGTTGTTAGCTATCTTATTAGCTGTTCCTTGCTGAAGTGCTGCTATCTCTTGAAGGATTTGAAGTATTTTAGGATCTCCTTTTTTAGGATCTTCTACAGTTCTTAGCTCTCTATTAACCTCAGCTCTGGTTTTTCCAGCAGCCATTTTCTCATTACTAATCTCTCTAATTCTGTCATCATAAGCTTGTCTGAGTTCTGCTATTTTCTCATTTTTATTTTTTGCACCACCAGCTTGCTGTTTTCTTTTTTCTTCTTCCTCTTGTTTTTTTCTTTTTGCTTCTGCAAGTTTTCTCATAGTCTCAACCTGTTGTGCAGCAATATCTTCAGGAATAGGTACTTCATCTATATCATCAACTGTAGCAGCTGTAGTTGAAGAATTTGAAGGAGCATTTTGTTTAAACTTAGGAGTGATTGTTAAATTTGGATTTTTAGTTATAGCAGCTCCAACACTGGAAAGTAATTGACGATACTCTCCAATTTCAGAGTTATCCATTACACTTCTTTTAAAACTAGAAGAAAGTAATCTTATAGGTATATTTTTAAGTTTAGTTTTATCTGTGCTATTACTATTTGATGGATTAGCATTATACTCATCTATTCCTTTATTTATTCTAGCTATAAGATCATCAAAATCTTTTAATTCAAAAGGAACACTTTTATCATTTTCAGATTGATATAGATAAACTTCCCCTTTTATAGAACTATTAGAATCTCTATAACGAATACCAAAATCTACTTTTATATTACCAGTGGGAGTAACAATCAATGTTACATTCATCCCAGCCATTCCTTTTGTCTTAAGAGCTACATATAATGCATTAGAAAGTTCTTCATTAATATCATTAGCAGCATATGGGTCAATAGCTTCAAAAAAAGTTTTCTTAGTATTTTTATCTACAGCTTCTCTACTATTAGTTTCTTTTAACTTTTTAGAGACTTCATTTATTTTTTCAGCAAAACTATCTAATGTTAGTTTATCCATTGCAGCTGCCGTAAGATTTACAAATTTTATATCTCCATTAGGCATTTCTACAACACCTACATATCTACCATATGCAGGACCATTTAACTTATCATTACCGTTAATATCTCTTCTAGCTTGTTCTATCTTTTTTTCTATTGCTTTTATTTCATCTAAGCTAGCTTCACTTGAAACACGTATAGTTTCAATTGTTTCAAACTGGTCTCCTTTCTTATATTTTTAATATAAGTGAATCCATTAATGGTGTTATGCTGAAGTTGATCAAAACTCACCTTATCTTCTTCCTTATCTACAAAATCATATTCACCTGATGAAGAATTTACATAGAAAAGATCAGACACTTTTGCAGGATCAAGAACTACCTGGTCTCCTGTCTTTAATTCATTTATAAGTCTTGTATAAACCTCTCTTGCTTTTTTATAATTCTTTTTAAAGTCTTCAAGCTCTTTATCAACATTCTTATCTTCAGGATTAAAGATTTGTAAAAACTGCTGTTTGTTAATAACATCAATATCAGAACGTGCACCTGTATTATCTATATACTTATATTGATTATAATTAGGAATATACCCAATAGGTTTTCCATTATAAACTAATTGAATACTATATGGTTCAGGTTGTACTTGAAGATGCTTATTAGGATTTTGTCCATTTGTATAAGATGCAAAATAAGGTTGTCCTAAGTTTGTATTTTTTGTTACAACTATAGATAGCCCAGCTAAAAGAGCAGCTTGTGGTGTATTAAGAATTAATTCATTAAGTCTTTTTTCAGCAGCCTCTCTAGATTCTCTTTTACCATCAGGAAGATTCTCTTGATGAGGATATATTTTTATAAGTTCATTATTTCTAAGAAGTCTGAATGCATTTGGATCATCAGGAGTAGTTGCTGATTCAACCTCAGATTCCAATCTATATCCTTTTAAGTTTTCAATTACAGTACTAACAGCTGCTCCTTCTAATGGAACTATTGTTATTTTAGAAATACCGGCTACAACAAGAGGTTTTCCTTTAGTAACCACTTTAAACTTTCTACCCTTATCATTTACTAATATAGTGCCAGCTGCTATCTTCTTACCATCAAACATGTATTCCCCTTTATCCTTAGCAATCTGTTCTTGTAAAGCATCAAATATAAGCTTAGCTTCATTATAGTCTTCATATCCCATAGCAGGATCATAGTTTGGATATTTTTCATCATCCAGTTCTATGTTAGATACAGGTTTATTTTCTTTATCAGCTATGTAGTAAAACTTGTTACCATCTTTGTCCACCTCTTCTATAAGGTAGATTCCCTCACCTTTATCTTTAACCACAGCATCTTTACTAAGATTGTTTGGCTTATCTGGTGTTGATGAAGATGATCCTCCACCTTGTCCAGCCAATACAACATCTAACTCATCAGCTATTTTCTGAGCCTCATCTGCATTTTCAATATCTTTAGCCACTATACTTCCTTTAGGACTCACTACACTAAACTTACCATCTTGTTGTACAACAACT